ACAAGAATTTAATGGTGGAGGAAGAGATTGGAAGAGATCCGAACATTACCCTTGGAAAGAGTTATCTCTCTCTAGTGACGTTGTTCAGACCTTATACAACAATAACTTTCTACATCATAACTCTGACTTAGAGATTAAAGCTAAGGTAGGTGACGGACTAGAAGTACTTGATGTCGCATCACTAGGTGTACTGGTAGATACGATCAATGCTAAGGTAAAAGCTAAGACTAATTCCCACGCAGAGTTTACTCGTAAGAAGTGTAAGAAGTCTAAGATACTAGAGAAGCAACGCGGTTTACTCCGCAGTTGGCGTAGAAATTATGGAGAGTTGGAGAACGACTAATGGCTTGGAGCTACGACGAAGGAAATCTAAATATAACTGATGCAATAGGTAGATTAAATGCTACTAGGTTGTTGATAGGTGATACAGACTTAAATGATGAACAAGTACAAGATGAAGAAGTTTCATTTGCTGTAGCTCAAGCTAATAATAACGTATACAAAGCTGGCTCTATGTTATGTAGATCTATAGCGGCTAAGTACTCTAGGAAGGTTAACACAGAGTTAAGTGGAGCTTTAAAAGCTGATTACTCTGATCTATCTAGGCACTACTTAAGTCTAGCAGATACACTAGAATACCAAGGTAAGATCTTAGGTGCTTCTGTAGGAGTAGTAGCTGGGGGTATCACTAAGAGTAAAGTGGATGCTGTCAGAGAAAATACTGATCGAATACAAGGGTCTTTTAGAAGAGATAGATTTAATAATCCACCAAGCTACCAATCATCTGAATACGAATAGAAGGAGTAACATATGTCTTTTAGAGCATTTGATTTACTCAGGCTAGTTGAGGACTTTGGTGAGACACTTACCTTACGTAAAGTTACTACGGGAGGTAACTACAATCCATCTACAGGTTCTGTAGTAGGTTCAGCTACAACTGACTATCTTTTCACTGGATACTTCTATGATTACTCTAGTCAGAACCCTAATGAAGTTGTTCGTGGTACACGTAAATGTGTAGTACCTTCTCTTGGTTTAGAAGTAGATCCTTTCCCTGATGATTTAATCTTAGGTAATGGTGATTCAGTAAAAATAACTAGAGCAGTTTCTATATTCTCTAATGGTGTAGCTATGTGTTACTTATGTGACGTACAGGAGTAGACTATGAAAGAGGTATTAGGATTAAAGAAAACCATGTCCAATCTATACGAAGAAATAGATGAGGCTATAGAACTGGGTGTAAAATATGCCTTAGAGGATATAGCTGTATACACTATAGACTTATCTACTCCTACAGTAGACACTGGTGCTTATATAACATCTTTCTCTTACGGTGTTGGTACAGGTAGACCTAGAGGTAAGTCTTCTGAAGGTAGACCTAAAGAACAAGACAAAGTGTCTATGGCAACAGAAGGTCTTAACAATCTGTTAAACGATATAAATAACATACAAGATTTTAATAGGAAAGACAGTATAGTTCTTAGGAACGGATCACCTCACGCTATAGATGTAGAAGAAGGTGGACCTAACTGGAGACTTACACAACCTTACAAGATCTTTTCACAGGTAAGGGATAAATATGGCTAGTATACACAACGACATAAGAGCCGCGCTTGAGACACACATCTCAACAACGGCTAACCTGCCTACCATTGCTTACGAGAACGTGGTATTTGAGCCTACAACTGGCACTAGCTTTATTAGAGTAAAATACCTACCTACAGTAACTAGACCTGCTGTAAGGGGCTTAAATCCTCAACTCAGGTATCAAGGTGTATTTGCTGTTACAGTATTTACTCCAGAGGGTAACGGACCTTCAAACGCAGACGACTACGTTAACAAAGTTATAAACGCATTTCAAGCTACTACTGACATATCGTTTACTAACTCACAATCACAAACAATTAAAGTATCAATCGACTACGCTGAAAGGCAACAAGGTTTGATTGACAGCCCTTGGTACTATGTTCCGATTAATATCGGATGGTACATTTATAAATAACTAGGAGAATACACTATGGCCTTTGCACAAGGATCACGCTCCAGCCTGTCTTATAAAACCGAAACTACTTTCGGTACGACACCTGCTGGTTCATTTACTAACCTTCCATTCAGCACTCACTCTTTAAACTTAACTAAAGACCGTGTAGCTGGTAACGACATCCAAGCTGACCGTATGCCTCGTGTAGATCGACACGGTAATAGACAAGTAGCTGGAGATATTGTAGTAGACTTAAGAGATGCTGACTACGACGACTTCTTAGAATCAGCTATGCTAAGTGCTTTTTCAGGTGCTGTTCTTAAAGTAGGCACAACACCTCAGTTCTTTTCTATAGAAGACTACGCCGCAGACATTGATCAATCTAGAGTATTTACAGGTTGTTCAGTTTCTACTATGGGTGTCTCACTTGCACCTAACCAAATGGTAACAACTACCTTTGGGATGGTTGGTAAGGATATGACTATAAGCGGTACTGAGAAGACACAGACAGCCGCTTCAGGAGCCGCACCATTTGATGCTTACTCAGGTAACATTGGTATTGGTAACGTAGGTGGAGCCGCTAACGTAGCTATCGTAACTGCGCTAGACTTCACACTCACTAATTCCTTCGCACCCACTTTCGTAATTGGAGATGATAGCGCACCATCATTAGAGTATGGTAGAGCAGAAGTTGAAGGTACACTAACAGCTTACTTTGAGGATGCAACTCTAATTAACCGTTTCCTTAACGAGACAGAAACAGAAATTGAAGTGTCAGTTGATGATCCTACAGGTAACAACTCTTACACATTCCAATTCCCTAAAGTCAAAATAAACAGTGCTGATGTTGGGGTCGATGGACCTACAAGCCGAATGATTAGTTTGTCTTTCGTTGCTTTATACGACACAACTGAATTAACTAACTTGAAGATCACACGACCTTCATAACGTAATACCTTAGCTAAGGTTAGTGGGGACTCTTGAGTCGGGTCGGGAGTTCCCACACTTATATACACCCCGACATTTCCCGAAAGGAACTCGACATGGATTTAATGGATCTAAAGCCTACAAGTAACACTGTAGAAGTAACACTAAAACACCCTAACACTGGTGTTGTACTCAAGAATGAAGATAAGACAGACATGACTATTGTTGTATTTGCTAGTCACTCTAAAGAGTACAAAGAGTTAATGCACGAACAAACAAACAAACGCCTTAAGGACATGCAGTCCAATAAGAGTACAAACTTAACAGCTCAAGATATGGAAAAAGCTACACTAGATATGTTATCTAAGATAACTTCTGAGTGGAACATAACCTACAATAAAGAGCAACCTAAGTTGTCTGTTAGTAAGGCTAAAGATCTTTACGACGAAGTGTTCTGGATTAAAGATCAGATTGAGGAGGCACTTGCGGACTCTCTGGATTTTACGAAAGCCTAACTAATCAGTTATGTGATTGGGCTGAACACCAGTTTAAGCTCAACAAACCTGATAAGGATGGCACTACAGAACGAGAACATTTAGAACAAGTAGAAAGGCAGATTGGACATAGACCTAAAGAACTGGAACCCCCGACAGATTTTCCATCTCCATTGTCATATGTCTGGTCTGCCTTTATTGCATTAAGTAATAGTAGATCTATGGGTTTCTCTGGACCTAACCCGATAACTTATAATGAAATTAAAGCGTGGAAAGAGCTAACAGATACACCTATTAATTATAGAGATATAGTTTCAATAAAGCGTGTTGATTTAGTTTATATAGGAGTAGCGAATGGCTAACGATGTAGGTCAAATTCAACTAACAATTTCAGTTGATGATAGAGGCACAGTAGCCGCTATAGATAGAACTAAGAAACTTGAGGCTAACATTAAGAAACTGGCTAGTGCAAGAGCTAGTCAAGCTATTACTGATAAGCAATACAAAAAAGGTCTTCTAGAAATAAATAGGCAAATGCGTACTTCTAATATGTCGTATCAAAAAGCTGGACCAATCATAAAAAAATATGCTACTTCTCAATTAAACGCGGCTAAGACTACTGATATATTATCTACTTCTACTGCTAGACTAAACAGAAACGTAGGTAATACTAAAAATAGAATGAATGGCTCTAACATGGCTATTCAACAGTTAGGTTATCAGTTCGGTGACTTTGCAGTTCAGGTTCAAGGTGGTACAAGTGCTTTTGTTGCATTTAGTCAACAGGGTTCACAGTTAGCAGGTATTCTACCTATGATAGCTGGTCCTCTTGGGTTAAGTATGGGAGCCGCTGTAGGTCTATCAGCCGCGCTTGGTATCCTTATACCTATTGGTTCTGCTGTAGGTAGAATGTTTATGGAGATGAGTGGTAAGTCTAAATCAGCGAAAGATAAAGTTGAAGAGTTAATAGAGGCTCTTAATGGACTTGAATCACTTACCTTTAGTAGTAGCTTATCTAGCGTACAAGCTATAGAAGATAAGTGGTCAAACACTTTAAAGTTGGTTAGAGAGTATTATGCGACTATAGCAGAAGATAATAAAACTGCTCTATTTGAAAGTGCTGGGGTATTAGTTAAAGACTTAGATACTGTAGCTGGTAAAATACAAGCACTAGAGTTTCAAAAGGCAAATCAAGGTGGCCTACTAGACGTATCAGGTACACAAGAACTAATAGACTACAACGAAGAGTATGACAAGCTAAAAAGAACAAAAGAGATACTGGTTGGATTAGACACTAGCAGTAAGAAAAACTTGTCTGATAGCTTCAGGGTTATAGTAGACTCTCTAACAACAGAGGGTTTACTTACAAAAGAGTTAACTACTCAACTAGCTTTATTTGCTGAACAAGCTAATATATCAAGTGTTATTAACAAAGAGAAACAAAACGCTCATGATAAACAAGTAGATAACCTTAAGCACTTCTATGAATTTCAAGCGGAGGAAGAAGCAAAAGCTCTAGAGAGTAAAAAAAGAGTAGCTAAGATTGTTAAAGCTCTTAAAGACAAAGAGTATGCTGATATGAAAAATAGGGGCGGTGGTCGAGGTATTGCTTCCCCTAGCAAAACAGATGTGGCTCTTATGGGTATGGGTGGCGTAAAAGCTGACGTACAAGAGTTAGCAAAAGCTCAGAAGCTACTTGATAAAATAAATAAAGACTTAGATAGATCAGCTCAGATACAGACTAAGAAAAACCAACTCCTTGAGATAGAATTAAGATATGGTAAAGAGTCAAATACTTATAAGTATACCCAGAAAGAACTTAGCGATCTAGAGTTCCAGATTGCTCAAGATATACTGAAAGAGAAGTTAACAACTCAAGGTGTAGATCAAAATGCAATAATCCTAGCTATGGCTTTAAATGCTCAAGAGCATGAGTTACTAGAGAGAAGAAAGAAACTATCTCAAATATCTTATGGTCTTATGGAAGGTAGTGATGCCGCCCAGAGGTTAGGTAAGTATGGTGGAAGAGGTACTACATCTGATAGAGATCCTACTATGGGTGGAGTTTCTATATACGATGATCCTAAGAAGACACAAGCACAAGAAGATGCTGATGCTTTAGCTGAATATATAGAACAACTAAACCACGAGAAGATGGTAGAGGGAGAACTTGTAGGACTCTTTGGTAGTGAAAGAGAGATTAAGCAAAAGCTACTAGATATACAACATGAGTATGATGGTATAATAACCCCTTCTCAAGTTAAGCAAATAGAAAACACTCTTAAACTTACAGATGCTGAAACTAAGAGACATGATGCTCTACAGAAAGCTAAAGAAGAGCAAGAGGCTTTAGGTGCTTCTATAGAGGCTTCTATGGAGAAAGCATTTATGTCTATGGTTGATGGTACAGCTTCTGTTAAGGATGCTTTCAAAGCTATGGCTGTTGACATAATTAAAGAGCTTTATAGAGTTCTTGTAGTTAAGAAAATGGTAGCCGCTATCTCTGGAGGATTAGGTTTCGCTGACGGGGGTGTAATATCTAATGGATCTCAAGTGCAAGCCTACGCTAATGGTGGTGTAGTTGGAGGTCCTACTACATTCGCTATGTCTGGTGGTAAAACTGGACTAATGGGAGAGGCTGGCCCTGAGGCTATCATGCCACTTAAACGTGGAGCTAATGGTAAGTTAGGAGTACAGATGGAAGGCGGTGGTGGTTCAACTACTATCGTACAAAACATAAATGTATCTACAGGAGTACAACAAACTGTACGTGCTGAGATACGACAAATGATGCCACAGATTGCAGACAGTGCTAAAGGTGCAGTACTAGATGCTAAAAGACGTGGTGGTAGCTATGGAAGGGCGATGGCATAATGGCTATTTCTTACCCACTTGCTTTACCTACTAACATTGGTATGGCTAGTATTGAACTAAGAGCTAAGAATACAGTTGCTGTATCTATGTCTCCTTTTACTTATAAGCAACAGACACAATCTTATGATGGTGAGATGTGGGAAGCTGACATTAGTTTACCACCTATGAATAGAGATGATGCAGAGACTTGGATTAGCTTCCTGATGAGCTTAAAGGGTATGTCAGGTACATTCCTACTTAACGACCCGTCAGCTAAGACTGTGAGAGGTACTGCAACGTCTGCTACTATAACAGGTGCTGTAGGTGCTAGTTCTGTAGCTGTAGTTATGACTGGTACACTTAAAGCTGGTGATTACATACAACTAGGTACTGCTTCAGATGCTACTCTACATAAAGTACTACAAGATCAATCTGGAGATGGTACATTAGAGATATGGCCTAAGCTAAGGAAAGCTAGATCAAGTGTATCAGCTAACCTAACTAATTCCGCTGGAGTCTTTAGGTTATCAGCTAACGAAACTTCTTGGTCAGTTAATGATGCAAGTTTCTTTGGTATATCTTTTGGGGCAATGGAGGTAGTAGGATGAGTAGAGCAATACCTTCCTCATTACTGTCTGCTCTTATTAGTGATAGTATACAACCTTACTTTGCTGTAGAGCTTTTGTTTGATACTAGAACTACTACAGATGTATATGGTAATACTGTAGATATTGGTCCTCTAAGAATGTGGACTGGTTTAGGTGACAGAACTATTAACGTACAAGGTAGTAACCAAGTATTTACAGGTACAGGTAATTTACTTACTATTGGAGATTTAGAAGAAGTAGGAGACTTATCTGCTAAGTCTGTAGAGTTAACTTTATCAGGTATACCAAGTTCTATAGTCTCACTAGCCCTACAAGAGCCTTATCAAAGAAGAACAATGAGGTTGTATTTAGGTGAGCAAAGTGAATCACCTGTAGTAGAAATATTCTCAGGTAAAATGGATAAGATGACTATAGTTGATGAAGCAGAGTCAAGCACAATCAACTTAACAGTAGAGAGTAAACTAATAGAACTAGAAAGACCTAGCGGTTGGAGATACACAAATGAAAATCATCAATCCCGATATGATGGAGATACTTTCTTTTCCTATGTGCAATCAATTCAAGATGTACAAGTAATATGGGGAAAACAGAATTAAACTCTTACTTAGATAAAATGATAGGTATACCCTTTGAGTGGGGTGTACACGACTGTTTTACTTTTACTAATGGTGCATTTAAAGCTATGTACGGTGTAGGTTATGCTGATGACTGGGAAGGTATGTACATGCAAAGTAATGGCGTACATCCCAAAGGGCCGAGAAGTATGAGAGATGACTTTGGTTTTAGTAACCTATACGAAGGTTTGTCTACTAAACTAACTAAAGTTGATCGACCTGTATTTGGTAGCCTTGTTACAACTAAGAAAGGGTGTCGCTGGATAACTGGTGTCGCACTCGGTATTTCCATCGGCTCTAGGGCTGTCTTCCTTAACAGGGAAGGTCTAACAAGATTAAACATTGAAGATGTAGAAAGTGCTTGGGTATGTCAATAAATAAACACAACACTCCTTTTAACGTATTACGACATAGAAATATACACGAAGTAGCACCTAAAGATCCTGTATCAGCTATTACCACTTTTATAGTAGGTGCATCAGCTAGTGCGGCTACTTACTACACAGTTTATGCTTTAACTTATCTTGCATTAACTATGGTAACAACTGCTTTAATAACCGCTTTAACCCCGAAGCCTGACCAGAACCCTAATAATTCTAACGGACTTCAAGTTAATACTAAAAATGCTTTAGCTCCTATGCAATTCGTTTATGGTAAAGCTAGGAAAGGTGGCATAATTACTTTCACCGAAGTTTCTGGTGGTAATAATAAAATTCTACACCAAATAATATCTTTAGCTGGACATGAGATAGAGGGTGTGGAGAGCATATATCTTAACGATAGCATAGTTACTATGTCTAATGAAAATGTTACTCAGCCTATTTGGGATAACAAGATTAAAATATACGTGCATGATGGAAGTCAAACAAGTGCTACAGATGCTTTTGCTAACTCTACTCAAACTCTAGCTACAACCCTGCACTCTGAAACGGGAACACAGTCTGATTTTGTAGGTAAAAATATAGCTTACCTTTACTGTAGGCTTGAGTACGATAAAGATGTTTTTGCAAACGGACTCCCTACAATAACTGCTGTTGTAAAAGGTAAGAAGGTAACTACTACTATTAATGGCGTAGCTCAAACTCCTGCTTGGACTGACAATGCCGCTTGGATAATAAGAGACTTTATAGCTTCTGATTATGGACTAGAAGACAGCAGTATTGATTATGCTACCTTCGAGGAAGCCGCTTCTGTATGTGAAGATACCACAGTACTATCTGACGGAACAAAACAGTACACAATTAATGGTATAGTACAAGCAAGTCAAAACTCTGGTACTGTGTTACAAGAAATGATGACCTCATGTGGAGGTACTTTATTCTGGGGTGCTGGAGCTTGGAGACTATTTGCTGGTGATTTTGTTGCCCCTACTAAAATACTTACGTTAGATGACCTTAGAAGTGGCATATCACTTGATACTAGGATGTCTATGTCAAATAACTTTAATGCAGTAAGAGGCACGTTTATAGATAAAGAAGATAATTATATTAGTACTGATTATCCTCAAATTAACTCTGCTGTTTTTCTCACTGAAGATAATAATGTAGAATCTGTATTAGATTTAGCTTTACCTTATACTACTAACTCTCTTGCGGCTCAAAGACTTGCAAAGCAAATGTTGTTTAGAAACCGTGAGCAACTTACTTTAAGTGCAGAGTTCGGACTAAACGCTTTAGATATTGAGGTTGGTGACTTCGTTAAGTTTAGAAACGACAGATACGGATGGACTACAGGTAATGAGAAGACATTTGAAGTTACTGATTGGAGACTATCTCCTAATGTAGAAGAGGGAGACTTAAGAGTTTCTATGACTCTAAGGGAGAGTAGTTCAGCCGCTTTTGGTTTTACTGAAGCAGACGAACAAGATATTATTAATAATAATACTACATTACTACCTTACTATGATGTACCTAATGTTGGCGTTACTGTAAGTAAAGAATATAGAGAAGTTAATGAAAGTGTTGTTAACGTACTTGTTATAGAGGCAACGTCAAATGAGATAGAACGTGTAGAATCAGTTATTGTTAAATATAAGAAAACAGCAGACTCAGAGTTTAAATCTGTAGGTCAAGCTATTCTTGTTAATGAAGGTAATACAGCAGGTAGATTCGAAGTAGTAGGTATAGATGCCCCTCAAGTAAATGAGCCAGCTATAAACTATACTGTATCAGTTACACCTGTTAATGCTCTTGGTTACAAGGGTACTACAGTTACAACTACCTTTAATGTAACACATGATACTACGCCACCTTCTGCTCCTACTAACCTAACCCATTTACTATCGGGGGGTACTGCCTTCTTTAACTGGTCGCCAGTTACTGCTTTAGATTTATCACACTATAAACTTTACTATTCGTCAAACTCTTCAGCTAACTTTGGGGATGCTTCTACTTTAGTAAAGGTAGAGAAGATTGCTAGACCAGCTACGTCTGTTTCCTTCCCTGCACTTGCTGGTAAGTTCTTTGTGTCGTCTGTAGATAAAACAGGTAACGAGAGTACTAATGCAACTTCTGTTGTTATTGCGAGTAGTGAACTACCACAGTTAGGTCAGTCTGATACAGATACAGAAAGCACAAGTTTTAGTGGAGCTAAGACTAACCTTACTGCCTCTGGTGGTAAGCTATTTATGACTAGCTTTGCTAATGCAAATTCCACTGGGGTCTACGATTTTGATCACGGAGGAAGTAGTTATTTTGATGTAGGTACACCTCGTACAGTTAGATTATCCTATGCTATTACTGTATCTCGTAAACATCAAGATGCTGTTAATGGTGAAGTAAACTGGGACGACATACCTAACAACTGGGATACTTGGCCTAACAACTTCGATACTTGGACTGATGAGGATGCAGAGTTCTCTGACTACGCTGTTGTAGTAGAAGCTAGAGCCGCAGATACAGTAAATAACTTATCTAGTGCAACTTTTGTAGATGCTTCTGGAGAGATAGTAGGTAGGTATGTAGAGTTTAGAGCAACCCTTTCTAATACTGGCCCTAAAATAACCCCTAATATATCGGCACTTAGTGCCACAGTGGAGTACTAATATATGTCACAACATGACTTTTCTATAGCTAACCAGACCGCTAGTAGCGCAAGATCTGATATAAACAATGGACTGCAAGCTCTTGCTAGTAATAATAGTGGGACTTCAGCCCCCTCAACAACTTATGCTAATATGTTTTGGTACGATGTAACTAATAACATACTTAAGATAAGAGATGAAACCGACAGTTCTTGGATAGATGTAATATATTTGAACCAATCTACAGGTGTGGCTTCTATACTTAACGATACGCTCCTAGTTACATCAAGTGGGTCAACAACTGGACTTCTGGGAGATCAGTCTAGTAGTATCTGGAATACAGGTACAGGTACAACTGAGAGTTTAGTTTCTCCAGCTAAACTTACTAATGCTATTAGTACATATTTTAACGCTAATAGTGTAGGGTACAGTCAAACTTGGCAATCCCTCGGTGGTTCTAGATCAGCTAGTACATCTTACCAAAATACTACATCAAGACCTATACAAGTAGCAATAACTTCTTCTAGTGCAGGTGATGTGCAGGTGTCTACAAATGGTAGTACGTGGGTGACTATACAAAATGACATGGGTATCCCCGGTTCATCAAGAAACACGATAGCTTTTATTGTACCAATCAATCACTACTACAAGTCTACCAGTAATTTCGAACATTGGGCAGAACTAAGATAATGGAAATGGCAGATTTATGGAGTAGTGTCCTAACACTAGGTATTGGCTTTATAGGATTTACTTTGAGGGGTTACGTAATAGAGTTAAGTAGACTTCGTATATTACTAAACAGAACTAGAGAAGAGTATGTCACTAAGGTTGACTCAAATCAAGTCCTTGGTCAAATAATGAGCAAGTTTGATAGGATAGAGGAAAAGCTAGATAGACTCGTGGAGAGAAAATGAAACACTTACTTATACTACTTACCCTACTAATTGGTAGTACTGTATATGCTGACGATACAATTAAGACCGACACTAACAGTACAATAAC